CGTAATAAGCCGGGGAATCTGTTGATAGACTATTGGATCGACCGCAGCCGAAGCCCCGCGCTCCAGATAGTTCTGGATGTCGGTTTGCAGCTCGTTAAAGGTCATTCCAGTTTGAGAGGTAGCCATTTACCTATCCGGTCATGCTTATTGCGGTTTTCTCTACCGATGCTACTCGGTTCCCCCATGTTGTACCATATCTATTCCAATCTGGCAGCCCCTGCAAAAAGGTAAGCCTATAATCGCAAAGCTTTCTAATCAGATCGCGGTCATCGGACGAGTAAACAGCCCTCATGGTTTCCGCGCCCATGACGCCATCAGCTCGGATACCAAGAACCATTTGCAAGAAGCGGATGGCCCGGCCAACGCCAGAGTTTACCGCCAAATCGTACAGGGCGTAATCCAGACCTTCAGGCAGCTCACTGCAACGGCAAGATGCCCAAAAGTTCTTTTCATACAACGGCGCAATGTCGGCTGGGGTCAAAGCCTTCATGTCATCGTGTGTCACCTGATGGCCTACCCAAGCCTCCCAAGTCGCCTGAGTCACGCCCATGTTGGTTGATCCGGGGCGACCATCTGGGAGACGGTTGCCCTTGTCATGTGGGTCGTCCTGAAAACCGCCTTCAGTCTTCAGGACGAGATCAAAACATTGCTGGAAATTATCGCTCATTGGATTGGTGTTGACTTATAAATCATCTCATCCTTCTTTTGGGAGCTTGAAGAAGACCCAAAAAAGAACGACAGAACAAGAATTACCCCATCACGAAGCGTCGTAAGAAGCTCCGATACGGATGGATCATTGATGGTCGACCACCCAGCCATTTTAAGGCCAGTAATGATGGAAAACCCACCAACAATCAAAATGGCCAAAACCCGAGGAATCCAATCCCGGGTTTCAGTTTGCATACGACGGGCGCTATCCCGATCCTGTTCAGCAATTTGCTCTAGATCAATATCAAGCTGCTTCATCTGAACCCTAAAGTCAGCATCGATCTTTTTTAAGGATGCTAACTGATCGGGTGTAGGGTTCAGAAGGGCAGTTTGAATATCATCCACGGACCCATCTTGATGACCAAAGAGGGCGCCAGAAATAGCACGGGTAGCCATACCAGCCAAAGGACCGCCGAGAGCAGTAGCAATAGTCGGAGCAACAGCTTCAATTAAGCCTCCCCATTTTCCAAGGTCCATTACTCTGGCTCCCGCTCAGCGTTCTTTTCAGCAGCTGCCGTAAGCTGTCCAGTTGCTTCGCCTTCAATTCGACGGATCAAGGCAATGGACTGACGAGCTGGCTTATCAAGAAGCGCATCGAGGATCAGGTTTATTTCTGCAACAGTAAATTCAAACTTAACCGTAGGCTGTGTAGCTTCCATGATAGACTCCCATTATTTTGAAAAAATGCCTTTGATATTAGACCAAAAGCCTATTACTCCCACCAACGCACTTCCAATGGCGACGCCAACTCCTCCGACGGCAACCATTGTTTTCCAAGAACCCTCTGCGTTGTGAAGGATTCTTAGCATCTCTTTTTGATCTTTGCGAATTTCAATAACATCCGACTCAAGCCTGTCAACTCGAGCAAGCAAGTTTCCGATGGTCAGGCTTTCGTCATCCATGACATTACACCTCTACCCAATTTTTGGTCGGCTCATCCCAGCGATAATTTTTGCCGTCGGTTGGATAGGCAACAGGCGCTTCCCACAACCAATTTGTTTGATTCAATACCCATGAGTCATGAGGACGGGGAGCATAGAATACATCATGCGTAGCATCGTAGGTATAACCCATACCCGCATAATTACCGCGTAATGGACGCCCTTCTGGGTGCTGATTGCCATGGGTATTATAAGACGTCTGTATCCATTGACCCGGCGAGGAATCAATAAATGTGTTAAAAAATTCAGGTTCCGCAGTAATGACCTGAACAACTTTCCCATCCAATACTTTTGCAAAATGGCTCATGCTGTGTACGTTCCTGAAGATGCAAATTCTAAGATTGTATTTGAACCATTTGTAAATGGTGGAGTTACCAATGTGCCTGTATATATTGAAGTGTATTTGGACGTTGGAATAGAAAGAATAACAATTCCAGAACCGCCAGCACCACCGTTTCCGTATTGACCGGCATTCGTGCCACCGCCGCCGCCACCGCCGCCCGTATTTGGCGTACCAGCAGTACCCGGCGTAACACTTCCAGAACCAGAACCGCCACCACCAGAACCGCCGTTTCCGCCACCTACCCCAGTAGAGCCACCGCCACCACCACCTGCATAATATACCGCAGAACCCGTAATAGACGATTGAACGCCTATGCCACCGTTGCCACCCGAAGAGCCGCTACCCGATGCGCCCACTGCACCTGCACCACCTCCACCGCCACCAGATTGCGAGCCAAAACCACCGCCCGCATTACCTTGACCAGATGTTCCTGAACCGCCTGTGGCTGAGCCATATCCACCACCGCCGCCGCCCGAACCGCCGCTATAACCATTCGCGCCCGCTTGACCACCATAACCGCCGCCAATTGCAGTTACAGTTGATATTCCGTTGCCGGATAGCGAGGAATTAGATCCATTGGTTGGGAATGTCCCACTAACGCCACCAGAGCCACCAGCGCCAGCAATAACAGTATAAGTAGAACCCGGTATTAAAACAGCCGTACCAGATAACAATCCGCCCGCACCTGCACCACCTGAATATGCCCAACCACCACCGCCACCACCTGCGACAACAAGATAAGATATGGTGTATGGGATAGGAAGCCCCGATACTTCATCAGCATATGATACCCAACCTTGTGTGGAATCTACATAAACAAGGTTAAAGGATTGCCTATTTAGCGCCATGATGACGCTGGTTGTGCCACCCTGTATTTTATTGCCATTAGGAGCAATCGTAATGTTGTTAGTCGCTGCCGTTCCAGCATAATCCAAGACTGTAATTTGGTTGCCGACAGAAGGGGATGCTGGAAGCGTTACAGTGACAGCCGCAGACGTCGTGTTGACTGGATAGATATTACCAGCTGCCGCCGTAAAGCTTGACGTTTGAACAGCAGCAACCGCTTGGCCACCCGATGACACCCAAATGGAGCCATTGTAATACTCAAGGGCATTGCTGGTCGTATTAAAACCAGTCTGCCCAGCACTTGGAGATGCTGGACGAGTTGCCGTTGTCCAGCTTGGGAACGTCTCACCATTTTGGCCATTTAAGATAATGCTCATTCTGCGGCTCCAATGGTAAGTTTGCCTTCTGCAACAAGCTGCATAATGGCGGCGTAGTCTGTGTTGGCGGGGTCTAATGGGACAAATGAAGTCACACCGTTAATATCAACACGGATATTCGTATTTTGACCATTTATAGCCATATACTGTGCATTTTCATACATGACTTATAGCTCCGCTGTCGCCGTAAAATATGAACCAACAGCGGCCTGAGAATAAAACCGCCCCGCTGCCGTACATCTTAACTGCCATTGCCAAATATAATTATCAAAAGCATTAAGATTTGTAGAAAGCACATTATTTGTAGTAAACGCAGTTCCAGCAAACGCAATTGTAGGCGATGTTCTCATCGGTGCCGGATGGGTAATTGTTTGTTGCGAATACGATTGTGAGCCATTTTGATAAGCATCTTGCAAAAAACTCGCAGCAAGCAAAATTTGGTAATAATACCGCTGACAATCAGCCAACTGCTTGCTGTATAATGGCCGTTCAAATGGTGTGGCTACAGAGCCTTGCTCAAGCTGGAGGCCTGTGATGTAAATATAATTGGACGTAGATGCGGAAATCTGTTGTTGGCCTGTTACTCCAACATATGTTGTACTTGTCCAAGAACCTGCTGCTCCAAGTAAATTGGATGCCGCTCCCAAAGAATAACGAACATATAGGCCAACGCCGTTAGTTGTTAACCAAGTTCCGGTCGTATCTCCAACAATAGTGACGTTGATTGTCGTCCAAGTATTTGCGGAGGAAATTGTAAATGAAAAAGGGTAAAACCTGTTTACGGCACTATTACAAATAGAGCCACCAAAAGTTCCAGTAAGATTTGAATAAACCAAAAATGAAAGCGTTACAGTTTTGGCGTTTGCTGTACCCCAAGCCAAATCGCTAACATTAAACCCTTCAATCGGCTGAGTAAATTCATATGCTGTACCGCTTGTTAAAGTAGAGTCAGCAGTTGTTGTTTGGATGCCTATATAGTTAGTAAAACCAGCGGTAAGAGTTACGGAACCTTTGTTCTGTTGGGCAGAAAATATAGCAGATGTCCAAGTTCCGTTTGAACCAGAACGCCAACGATCAACGGTAAAAGTACCCCCAGAACTTAAAGAAACCGCAGCGCCACTATTACGCTGGTCAATCACCATATTTCCATTGATAATACGGTTCCGCAGAAACGAAGACGACCCATACGGCATATTTGTAGCGATAAAGTTCGCGCCGCCTGTGACGTTACCTGCCGTGTCCAACGTGATGTTAGGTGTGGAGGATGAGGCGTTCTGGATGACGGTGGTGTTAAGGGTTGCGGTCATGTTATAAACCCCTTACCAATGTGGCGGAGAATGAAGATGCGTTAGTGGCATTTAAGGTTGTATACAATGTCACTGAGCCGCCAGTTCTTAAATACGCTTCAATGTAATCTGTTGTCCCATTAAATGGCATGACACAGCAAACTGAAAGCGCCTGATTGTAGTTAGCGCCCGGAGCATCCGATCCCTGTCCTCTATAAGCAACGCCATTCTTATACACATAGATAAATGTGCCAGAACCCGACCCAGCACTATTTGATGAAGTCGTGATAATATTGACCTGATAATAACCTGCCACGGTCGGCGTAAACCGATAGTTGGTCACAGCATCATAATTATTATTTGTATCAAAATCTTTTGTATTAAACTGAATTTTTGAAGTAGTGCTGCTTATGGACTGGTTAGCGCTAAGAGTTGCCGAAAAAGCAGGTCCATTAACAGCTTGATTGCCACCTATTTGAATGGTTGTAGCGTTGATAGTTGTAGCAGCCAATGTGGAAACGGTAGTTGTTCCGCTAATCGTTTGTCCACCCGCAGTGGTTAATACCGTACCCGTCGCAGCCGGAAGCGTAATGGTATTGGTCCCCGCCACAGCCGTAGGTGACAGGGTGATTTGGCCGGATGTTGCGCCGTTAAGAGTAAGATTTCCCATTATACAGCCTCCGCTAAATATTTGTTCTTCACAGCTTCAGCCTCTTGTTTTGTAGCATAATTTCCAAGAAATACGCGCTTTCCATTAATGGAAGCCCTCGATTTAAATTTTTTAAGTCCAGTGCATTTATCAAAATGCCAACGCTTCATAGAGGTTTCACCACCTTCTAATCCACAATTTGGGCATTTAATTTTTTTATATTGATACCCAACCATTTTTTCTCTTTTTTTAAGTCGAGATGCCTCTGGTTGCATATATCCCATAGGACCACTCCCGCCTTGAGAGATATTTATTAAATTGCAACCTTTTTCTTTATAATAAGAAATTAATTCAATTTCATGCGAAAATGCTTCTTGTTCTGTTTCAAACCTAGAAACGATTTTCATAGTTAAGCCGCCATAATTATTAACCAATTCATGCCAATGCCAATGCCGAGAAGACATTGAAAGGTATCGCCTTCCCGTACCTTTGCCAACGTAAAATACGTCGCCTTCTGGGGTTGCATGAATATAGGTATAATATTTCATATTACAGTCCAAGTGCTAGTGCTAGGAACGGTAATTGTGGCCGAGGCCGAAATCGTAATTGGGCCAAACGTACCAGCATTGGTATTTGCTGGAACCGTATAGCTATTGTTTACCGTCTGACCATTTTGGAAAAATACCTGATCTCCACCCGCGCCAGTTGGCTGCGGGGTTGTGGAAGATGGGATTGTCCCGAGGACGCCTGTATATGACATGGAAGGCTCCTATTAGGTGATATTGAGGACCGAAGCGATAACGTCAGCTGATGTCGCCGTATTGGTTACAACAACCAGAGCATCGCCCGTGGTAAGGACCAGTTTCTGATCTCCGCCGACAGCAACAAAGGTCGTTCCCACACCGATTGAGGCCGATTTGACTACATAATAGTTAGCAGCCGAACGGGTAACATAAATGTCAGCCGTGATTGAGGCGCCAGTCGTGTTGGCAACCGTGAGGCCAATAACCGTGGTTTGGGTAGCCGATGCAACCGTAACAAGCGTTACGGGGGATGTCCCGACGTTTCTTGCTACATAAGAAGTAAAGGTGTTTGCCATTTAAGTGGTTCCTTGTTCCAATATATATTACCCGAGAGCGATGCTCATAGCAACAGCAGTACCAGCCGGATCGACCTGTAAATTGGTTTGAGCGGCAGAAACTGTGGTTGCGCCCGTGCCACCATTGGCTAGAGCAAGCGTTCCAGCGACAGTGACAGCCCCGGTCGTGGCCGTGGATGGCGTTAGGCCCGTGGAGCCAAACGAGATTGAGGATACGCCAGACGAAGCAGCTGCCCATGTTGGAACGCCGCCAGAAAGGGTTAAGACATAACCATTTGTCCCTGCCGTTAGTTTGGAAAGCGTATTGGTGGCAGAGGCGTAAAGCAAGTCACCAGTTGCGTAGGATGTCTGTCCCGTACCACCATAGGTTGGCCCCAAAGCATTGGTCAAATTCAGGGTGGCAATTGTCGTTGTGCCAGCCGCCGAAATTGTCATAGCATCGGTGGTGCCGCTGTTAACAACAAAATGGACTGCGTTTGATGTCGTGGTCCCTAAAACCAGATCACCAGATGTGGCATCAAGGTAAACGGCATTTGGAAGGTTGAGCGAACCAGAACCAGTAAACCCTGACGAGTTCATACCAAATTCACCGTAGAACGCCGTAGACGTACCACTGCCATTCGCCACGATAAAATTCGTCGATGCAGCTGAGCCAGTGCTGGTGTTCTGAAGCACCATCTGGTTATAGCTATTTACCGTTGACGAGAACGACGCAACTATATTGTTGTCGCTAAATGCCAACGATCCATATGAAACCGCTCCAGCCGAAGTTGATCCAGAAATAGAGCCATTTGCAATAAAGTAAGCAGATGTCGTCGTCCCGCTAAGGGTTGGGGATGACGAATAAGATGGGGCAACACCAATGCCGCCCGAGACAAGAACCGATCCGGTAGCGACGTCAGTAAGTTTTGATAGCGCCGTGGTCGATGACGCATATAAAAGATCACCAATCGTATACGACGTCTGGCCTGTTCCACCATAAGTCGCGCCAATCGCCGTACCCTGCCAAGTTCCAGTCCCAATCGTCCCAACGCTAGTGAGTGACGAAGAAACCACGTTTGATGCCAATGTGGTTCCTGTTAAGGTTCCAGCTGGGGCAATGACGGCTGCGGTCGAGGCAAGGGTAAGTTGGCCTTGGGCGTTTACCGTAAAGGTTGGAATAGCTGTCGATGAGCCATAAGAAGATGCTGTTACCGTCGTATTGGTAATGCTAAAGGTTGTGCCAGCAAGGGTAAGGCCCGTTCCAGCTGAATAGTTTGTGCTTGCTCCAATTTGGACAAATACAATTGGAGTTGTACCAATCGTAATTGGCAGATCAGTCGTCTGGGTCCATTGCGTGTTAGCATTGGCTGTCCCACTGATAATGAACGTCGTGTCGCCCGGAGCAATTTGGTTGGCGCCAGTTCCGGTAGTATTATAATCCGTTGCGCGGGTAAGAACCCAGCCAGCAGCTCCAGAACCGACACTCGTAACCGTGTAAATACCATTGTACTGGCCACTTGTTTCATTCTTAACAAGGATACGCTGACCAACTGATGGATTGGCACCATCAATTGATAATGTGGCAAATGGAGACGTTTTGGTAATCGTGGCACCGACGCCAGAAGTACCGTTATTATATGTGACAGAACCAAGGTCAGCAGTCGTCGCATAGTTACAGGCAGCATGGTAATTGTTGCCTGACACAACCGAGTCAACGTAGCTTTTATTGACAATATCTGTTCCGCCCGATGGCGTAGTACTAATTGTACCAGTCGTCATTGCTACGCTAGTAGCAGATGCTGCACCCAGTGTGGGGGTAACAAATGTTGGCGAAGTTGATAGGGCAATGCCTCCCGAGCCAGTGACGGCTTGGCCCAAAGCTGTTTGAACGCCAGTCCCAAATGACGTAATGCCTGTTCCGCCATTGGCGATTGGAAGTGTTCCGGTGACGCCCGTGGTTAAAGGTAATCCCGTTGCATTGGTAAGCGTAACCGATGTTGGTGTCCCAAGAATAGGAGTTACAAGCGTTGGCGAGTTTGAAAGGACATTTGATCCTGAACCCGTCGATGTCGTAACGCCTGTGCCACCATACGCAACTGCAATGGTCGAACCTTGCCAAACACCAGTACCAATCGTTCCTACGCTGGTTAAGGACGAAGAAACGACAGTAGAATTTAATGTTGTACCGGAAAGCGTACCAGCTGGAGCAATAACAACCGCCGTTGATGCGACAGTTAATTGGCCTTGAGCATTGACTGTGAATGTCGGAATTGCCGTGGATGAGCCATAAATCCCAGCTGTCACCGTCGTGTTGGCGATTGCTGCCGTGACATTGGTTGAGCCGTTGAACGATGTACCAGACAGTCCGGTGCCAAGCGTCAAGGTTCCGGTTGTGCTTGCCGTGACCGTGGTTGACCCGCCAAGGCTTACAGAATTGCCATTAATCGTAATGCTGCTGTTGGCTAAGCTGGCATTTGGGATGGCAGTATTGATTGCAGAGGATGGGATAGAGATTGGCGTATTAGATGCAACAGTTAGCTGGCCTTGGGCGTTAACCGTAAAAATCGGGACAGCCGAAGCTGACCCATACGAAGAAGCCGTTACCCCTGTAACGTCGATGCTAACCGTTCCAGAAACGGTAATTGGGCCACCAGTTAATCCGGTTCCTGTATTAATTTGAGTTACTGTGCCACCAGTAAGGCTTGATATGGTGCCAATGGTTGCAATACGGCCTTGTTGATCGACCGTAATAACAGGAATTGCAGACGGTGATCCATAGGTGCCGGGAGTAACAGACTGGTTTGGCATTGCAATCGTTGGATTGCCGCTTACTCCGTCACCATTGGTCACCGTCAAACCAGCGCCAGCAGCAATGGACCGAGAAACGTATGAGCCGCCTGTCTGATTAACAATCAGGCCAGACGTTCCAAGCCCAGCAAGGCCAGTCAGGTTATTGCTTAAAGGTTGGGCATCCGTAATTCCGTAGCCAGCCAGCGTCGTAGGTTTTCCGGT